GAAGCAAAACGCACAGGCAATCTGGTCGATGGCAACACCGACAAGAAGTTCAACGAACTATTCCCGAATGTCTTGTAGCGCGGCGCGAAGGTTGGCACTGTTTTGCGCGATGAATGGCACTGGTCGCGCTGGGTCAGAACAGTAGACCACCCATCATTTCAGGTTGGTAGTTGGTTATCACCAATTCGCCGCTTTCTTTCGGGCTTCCGTGGGCGTTTGCGACGCTGTATTTGATGTCCAGTTCGTGGACGGTTGTGGCTCTTCATAGATCTCCGGCCAGCCGCCCGAATAGTCGTAGCCGGAAGGATCGGCTGCAGCGGTCATCGCTGCGCGGTGGATCTCGGCGGCTTTGAACGTCGCCACCTCCTGAATTTCGAATGTGTCGACGACCTGCCGGATCAACCCCGCAGTCAGGGGAACAAACGATCCACTCATGGTTTTCCACTTTACCTGCTCGCCATCAACAAGGTACGGATCGGCGTCCGCCAGCACCGCCGATCGGTTCGCCATGCGCTCCCACTGCGAGCGGGACTTTATGTCGTTGTGGAACCAGTGTCCGGCGACTTGGCAGCCGGCCTCGGAACGGCGATCGCGCTCTGCCTTGATGGCTTTCAACTTTGCCGCCTTGATTTCCCCGGTCGTTGGTGCAGTCTTCGGCACTACGACGACGCGACCTTCTGCGACATCAAGGGTTTCGCCGGGCTCACGCGCCATAGCAGCGGCAAAGTCTTCCTTTGGAACATCAATAATATCGTCAGGTACATCACTGTAGCCGAGGCCTTCCGGGTAGAAGCACCCCGTTGTTTTGCTGAATTTCATTTCAACTCCTTAATAACCGATAGCCAGATAGTCGGCATATGTTGCCCCCTCGCCGCCAGCACTAAAACTGTCAACAAGCAAAACCGCGCCCGTTTTGCTCTTCGTGTAAAGCTTGACGCCGGCATTGCTATAAGCTGACGCAACTGCGGTGTCGCGGCCTCCTGGTATTACCGAAAGGCAGGCAGTTGGGAACTCTATCGGAAACGTTACGGTGAGCTGTGTATTTGCGCCGTTCGCAACAGATGAGGCCGATTCGCCCCACTGAATAATCAACCCCCCTGGAAGCTTCAGATAGCCGTTTGCTGAAAGCGACTGGTTCGCGGTGAAATCCGAAACCAGGACTCCAGTAATCACGCCTCTCGCAGGATTCAGCAACACCCACTTATCCAGCGTCATATCGTATTGCAGCTCAATCCAATGGCCTGCGCCCGCGATATCGCCAACAGCCAACGGCGAGTTTGCCCCTTTAACGATCGCTTTCGCGGCAACCGAACCAACCGCCAGAGTTGGCGCTACGATGGTGTTGCTCCCCCCGGCACGAACTACAACGGTCATCCCGTTTGACAACGTCTCGACACTTGGCGACAACACCAGGGTCAGTGCATTAACGCCAGCGCCTGCGACACCAGAACACAGGCGCCCTGACTGTATGGCTTTCGCCAGCTGATTCAGAACCAGCGGATCCGGAGCAATGCCGGCCGATTCCACTACGGACAAAATCTCTCGCTGCGGATGTTCGATCGCCGCTGCAGGGACTGCGCTGCCCTCGGTTCCGCTCGTCGGATTGCCGTCAACATACGCGGCACCTTCGGCCGCCCCAATGGGTTGTACGTATTTCATTAACTAGACTCCTTCATAGGAAACGATCAGGTGGGTATGCGCCTGCTTTCGGCGCTTGAGCTGGCATTCCAGATCCTCGGCACGGGTGATCTTGCCGAGCAGATCGCCGCACTGGCTGACGCCGGTGCGAAAAGGCGTGAAGCGTGCATCCGGGACGCGGACGCGCCAGGTGTGACGGACGCTGTGGCCGCCGTTGAGTCGGTCGCCGCATCGGCTCATCCCGGTAACAAAGGGCCTGAATTCGTCGATTTCAATCGTGTAGCCGAGACCGGCGGCGAACTCAATGAACCAGGCACGGCTGCAGCCGCCGCGTTGAGTGAGTTTCGAGACGACGTTCTGCCGGCGTTCGGTGATCGTGGTGGCCAGCTCTGCGCTGCACGCATCCGGCAGACCGACAATGCGTTCCCAGTCCGTGAGCAGTTCAAGCGAGGCGGCCGGCATGGCTTCGGCCAGCAGCTGTTCCGCACGTCCGTCGACGCGCGACAGCTCGGCGGCCAGCGCGGCGAGCAGCTTGGTCAGCGTGGCATTTGGCGAGCGCGGCCAGACATCGCCAAGCGGCAGCAGCGCCTGCAACTGAGCGCGGTAGGCGTCCGTGTTCATAACCACGCGATGCTCCCGAAGGTCGCCATATGTCCTGTCGCTGGCGCTACGTCAGCGGCCGGGGCAACCAGCACGTGATCGGATTCGCCCGCTGCCAGCGAGATCGCTTCGCGAATATGCGACACCAGGATCTTCCCCTCGCTCAAGCCGCCTTCAGGAACCGCCTCGCGCAGCAACAGGTCGCGCAGGCTGGCCTCGACCGCTGCCTTGGTCGCCACCGTAGCCGGCACCAGTTGCACCTGGAACGCGATCGGGTCGGGTATGGGTGCCACTACGAACAGCTCGGCGCACACCGGGCGCAGATCATCGATATACGCCTGGACGGCCGCAACCTCATTGACGTCGGGAATCAGGCTGGCGTCGTCGTCGCGCACGAAGCGCACGGTAACCGTCCCGTCGCCCATCTCCTCCGGATAACACCAGGCGCGTGTGACACCGGGCACTTCCTTGGCCCAGCCGACATAGTCGCTCCTGGAGCCGCCCTGGGGCGGCTGCTGAATTCGCTCGAGCAAACGTGCGCGCAGGCTGTCGTCATCCTCGATATCGGCGCCGCCGGTCAGCGCGCCCGCCGTGACGACGGTGGCGGCGTTAATCCCGGCGATCGGCGAATCCAGGTTTAACGTCACGCCCGCCGCTGCGTTGCCGGTCTGCCCAGCCTCGTCCGCCACGATCGTCACCAGCGCCTGGCCGGCGACGATGACGGCCTCGGCCTCGGAGGAGTAGGTCGCACCGTCTGCCCGCTTGAACACCGTACCAGCGGGAATGGCCACGCCATTCGTCCCGGTGGCCGTCAACTGCCCGACCGCATAGGCCGCCGGAACGCGTCCGGACGGGAGCCAGATATTGGCGTGCCGTTCGAGAATGTCGGCATCGGCCGTGTCCGGCAGGATCTGCAGGGCGATCCAGTCAAGGAAGCCGTACAGGCCATGCGTCGCGCCGGCATGCACGCGCGCCAGAACGTTGAGGTTCGAGCGCCGCAGCCGCGCGTCGGCACCGGGCAAACGGCTCTCGATATCGGCTTCCGCGCGGTTGATCAGGGTGGTCAGGTCAGGTCGGGCGAAGGTCATGTCACATCGCAGTCCACAAGGTTTCGAATCGGAAGGGAGCCGTTGATCCGTCTGGCCGATAGATGCGGACGATCATCCCCATGATCTCGAAGCGCGCAATGAAGGTCTCGACTTCGACCTTGCTCGCCGCGCCGTCTTCAACCAGCCAGGCCAGCGCTTCCTCGGCGTATTCCCGGGCCACGATGAGCGATTCCTGGAGCTGCTTGGATCGCCGCAACAGCCACAGCCGAGAACCAAAGCGATCGCCGGCAATGGCTGGGAAAGCATCCGCCCACCAGCCGCGCCGATCCGTCTGCCCGGCAGGCAACGTGTCGTCGTCGAGCGCGCGGGCGTCGGTGAACAGCGAGAGAATGACGGCCGTCTCAAGTCCGTCGTCGCTGGCCAGCGCAAAGGTTTCCAGCGCCAGATCGGCGCCCTGATCCATGTCGATGAAGATCGTGCGCAGGTCGGTCATTCGCTGATCCTCATCGCGGCGCTACCCGTGGCGGGGTGCCCGCAGCTGGCCTGGTGCCCTTCGCGACAGACCGGAATGCCGTTGATGCGGACGAACGGACTACCCTGCGCCATCACGGGGGCCGCGTGGGCTGCGACACCGTGCCCCTGAACGGGATCGCCGAGGACAGACCACAAGGTTCCTTCGACCGTGACGAAGTCCTGCAGCGCTCCGATGATCATGGCGCCGGCTGTATCCTGGACGATGCGAGCGATCCCGTGCATGTCAGACCTTCACGATATCCAGCGAGGGCGTCTCGATGGTGATCCCGTCAGGGGTCAGGACGATACGAGTAGTCCCCGCCATCAAGTGAATTTCTCGTCCGCGCTTGAAATGGATCCGGTGCTCGTTACCGGATTCGTCTTCGTCGGTATAAATCGCCACTTCCCCTGGTGTGATGTTGCCCAGGCGAAACTGACGATCAGCAACGTTGAGCATCACACCGTGGTCGCGATCGCCGCCGACCGAGAAATACAAGCCCTCTGGCTGGCCGTTTGGAATCGAGGTAAAGCCGTACTGCTGCAGGATCTCGACGCCGTCGCGCACTTCGCCGTCGAGCAGCTTGACCTGGGCGGACTGGATCTTCCCGGCGTCGCCAATGGCCGTGACAACAGCGCGCGCCACCATCAAGCGGACGCGCCGTGCCAGCGGGCCGGTCATGCGCGCGACCAGGCGCGTGATATCGGCGCTCACAGCCCGCTCCAGTCGTCGACTTTTTCCCGTTTGTCGCGCTGCTCTTTGGTCTTGAGCTTGCCGAACAGCTTCGACTGAGCGACGCCCTCGAGGAGCTGGAAGGCTTCCGGCCGGGCGATCGCCAGTTCGGTGTTGGTCCCGCGAGAATCGAGCGTCCAGGTGCAGCCGACAATCAGCATTTCCGCCCCGTCGAGCCACAGCATGGGCGAAGTGACAGGCACCAGCATGTTCGGTTGCCACAGGCCGCCACCCGGATGACGCCAGCCCTGCACTGTGATCGACCCACGTGCGCTGCGCCCGCGCCGGACGTTTCGCTCCCACTCGATGCGATCCTGCAGCGAGGCGTTTTCGCCGTGGCTCTCGGCCAGGACGATCAAAGGGCGATGCCGAGAGATAACGGTGTCAGTAATGCTGGCGGCCGGCGCGGCATGCGCTTGGTCGCCGTCTTCACCTAGGCGCCCCTGGCCCTTGGCGGTATAGGTAGAGAACCGCTCCTTCCAGGAGAACTCGGCACGCGCCGCCTTGATATTGACGCCCTCGACCAGCGCGTAATCCAGGCGTTCTTTACCGGCGCGCGTGATGACCAGGTCGCCGAGCGGATTACTGGTGAGCAGCAACGCCTTCATGCGCGCAGCGCGCTCCAGGGATTCGAAGACGCTCTCGCCCTCCTGGATGTTGAATGAACTGAAGGCGCTGCCGATATCGGCTTCGATGTTGATCTTGATGTCGTAGGGCTTGAGCAGATCGCGGGCCAACTGATCGATCTTGACGTTATGCCACTGGCCGGACTTGTGAACGGCCGAGCAATCAACCAGATCCCCGGTCTTATCCCGACCGGACACACGCAACGAATGATGCTGCGAGTCATAGTCCACTGCGAGCATATCGACGTAACCGGTAATCACCGGTTCGCCGTCGAGCAGCAGTTGGCACTTGTTGCCCGGCTTGATGGGGGAAGATTCGGGCTGGCCCGGCCAGCGCTCGGTTATCTCGAGATCGTAGGTGCCGGCCAGCTGCTCGATCGAGCGGGTAACGCGCAACGACTTCCAGCCGCCGTAGAACGATCCGGCGACGTTGAGTTCAGCAATGCCAAGAGGGGAGTCGGAAGCCATGTATGGAGGCTACCGATTGATGCGAAGGTGATCGACTAAAGGGCTTTAAAAGCCGACTCCGGGGCTTTAAGTGCGCGGCATCAAAGTCGGCTTTCGCCGCGTACATCCAGCACTGCACTGCTTTTCGCTTGCAGACGTTTCACAATGGAGCGCAGGCGGTTCTCTTCGCGTTTCAAGACATCTACGCGTTCCGTAATCTCCTGGACCTTATGCATTGCCATCCGGTAATGCTGCCAAGCCATTTGAATGGTTTTTGCGTTCTGCATCAGAAAATTAAACGGGTCGATCGTTGCCCCGCACTTTGCGCAGGTCACGGTTCGTGTGTGCTCTTCAAGCGTCACCTTCTCGTGTTGGCAAAATCCGTGGTGTCGCGGCGCAATGTCCAGCAGGTTTTCTGGCAATTCCGTCCCTGGAAACTGACGTACAACATCATCACTCATCGTCTTGGCCTCGCCCGGTGCGTCATTTACTGGAGACAATCTCGAGCGCCACGCCCCCAGGAACAAACCCCGGGTGGCGGATGCGCTTTCGATTGCGGCTGATCAGTTCGTCGGCGCGGGTGGCGTCGCCGTGGATGCGGTAGGCGGCGACCAGTGCCGGCAGCGTGGCCGGCAGGATCTCGGTCGAGACGCGGGGCGCGTTAATCGAACGGGCGGTCAGATCGCGGATTAACGCGACGCGCAGCGCGGTCAGCGCCTGATAGACGGGATCGGAGACAGTGGCGCCCGCCGCTTCATCGTCCAGGCGGATGGCCAGATCGTCGCGCATGGCGACGGCCTGGTCGTAGGTATCGAACTCCGTACGGCTGGCCAGGCGCGAGGCTTCGATCAGCGCCGATCGGCGCACCAGCCCGATCATGGCCGCCTGGTTGGTCGCCTGGCGTCGCCGCGCCGGCGTGGTGCGCGGTACCGAGGCGTGCTTATTGCCGTAGTCGAACAGGCCGCGATAGCTGTTTAAGGCGTGCAAGGGGCTGAGCGCCAGCGCCTTCAGGCTCCCGAACATGCCGAGGATGGTCTGGGCGAACGCTGCCGGGGCGCGGATCAGGCTGTTCAGGCTACCCACGACGCCGCTGGCTGCCGCCATGTAGTCGGACAGCACGGAGAGATCCGGCACCAGCGATCGCCGTGCCGATTCCAGCGCCGACATCATGTCGCGGGCGGTATCCAGCGCGCTGGTTTCAACGAACTCGGGCGAGCCGTCCAGGCTGTAGGTCTCGGCAAACTCGTCGGCACACGCACTGGTGGCGTCGTCGGCGCGCTCCTCGACCACCGATTGCGTATCAACGCGGGCGCTCGGCTGCTCGTTTTCGCCGGCTTCGACGAAGTCCAGGGAGAAGCGAGCCATCCCGCCTTCATCCGGTGACTCGACAATGCGCGCGGGGCTGACCAGCGTAACCGTGCGCCGGCCGTAGTACGGATGCACCAGTTCGCCCGCGCCGGCCTTCTTGAGCGCCACGATAAGCTTATCGCGTGACGTCCTGTAGTCGGGGCCGATGATGATGGCCTCGATCGTAAAGGCGTCGGCCTTGAGGCCGAGGTCTTCCGGGAAGGCTTCATCGCGCTGCGGGTATTCGTGCAGTTCGACGCGCCGGCCGACTTGCGTATTCGCGGACTTTACGAAGAAGGGAACGTCCCGGAACTTGGCCGGCTGCAGCTGCTTGCGCCAGGGGGCAATATAAGTCATGGGTGGAGCATCGACATGCCGGCGTCCGTATTGATGGGGACGTTGGGATTTGATGTGGAGCTGGTTACAGAGAGCCGGTTATCCTCGACGCGTATGTTTATTTCGCCACCGACATTTGAACTCTGCCCGCCGGGGATCACAGCACCTGCCTTGGCCGGCCCGAGGGAATCGCCGAAGAACGACTTGGCCTTCTCCTGGATCTGTGACGGATTCTTCACCCAGTCAGGAATCATGTCCGTCATCGACTGCATTTTCACGCTTATCCAGTCGATCGCGCTGGAGAAGGCATTCTTTACGCCCTCCCACAGGTCGATGAAAAACGCCTTGATCGGCTCCCAGTTTTCATAGATCAGCTTGGCCGCCAGCGCCAGCCCGACGACGATGGCCATGATCGCCAGCGAGATCGGGTTAGCCATAAAGATGGCGGCAATGACTCGCGCAAACAACATCAGTTTCGAAAAGGCGCTGACAGCAAACAACACCGCCGGGCCAAGCGCCATAAACCCGGCGGCTACCTTGCCGACAACGCCGACGATAAGCAGCAAGGCCCCGCCAATAATCGCTACGCCAGTCAAAGCCAGCGCCAGGCGGCCAAGCCACATCGCCATCGTTGGATGTTCCTTGACAAAGCCCTTTATGGCTTCCGATGCCTGCCCGAACAACTCTGCCATTGTCTTCAGATCATCGCCGACCGCTTCGCCGAGGCTGGCCAGCAAGTTGGTGAAGGTTCCAGAGGCGGCTTCCCAGACGTTGGTCAGTGTTTTAAGCACTGCCTCGACGCGCTTCTGCAGGTCGGCCTGCGCTTCCATCGCCTCGACCTGCTTGCGGTAGCCCTCGATGCCATTACTGACCATCGTAGCGACCATTGACTGATCCTGCCCGCCGCCGAACATCTCCTTCAGCACGGCATTGAGCTTGGTGGCATCGAGCGACTTGAGCGTGTCGAACTGGGCAATCATGTTCTCGATGCCGGCGAAGTTCCCCTGCTTGTCGGTGAATTTCAGCGGCCCAAGCCCCATCGACTTGAGCAGCGCGTTCCCCTTGCCGACCTTCTCCCGATCGAGCAGCGAATTGGTGATCGAGGCGAACCCGGTACCCACGGTCTCTCCCGACATGCCGCCCTTGATCCACATGGCGTACAGCGGGGACAACGCTTTGCCCGCTTCCAGCCCCTGCTGTTTGATCGTCTTCAGGGCGCCGCCCGAACGCGCGAAGGCGTACATCATTTCGGTGGCGTCGACACCCATATAGTACGTGCGCTGGATGGTGTCCATGAACGCCAGCATGTCGCCATCCGCCACCCCGAGCGCGGTCTTCAGCTTGGCCGAGAACACGGCCATTTCTTCGGGCGATTTCTTCAGCAAAACGGCCATCTTGGCGGACGCTTCGCCGACGCCTCCAAGAATCGAATCATCGCTGATGCCCTGCGCCTTGAGCGCGACCATCATCTGGAGAAAGTCCGCCGTTGTACCGGGAAGCTGATCGCCCAAGCGAACAGCCAGGGCATTGACCTGATCGAAGGCGCCGACCGTGCCATCACGCCCCATCATGACGGCCTTGAGCCGGGTGGAGGCATCCTCCAGTTCAGAAAACGCTGACACCGTCTTCATTAGAGCGCCACCGGCAATCAGCCCCGAGCCAAGCGCCCCACGCCCCAGGGCAGACGCTTTATCGGCCAGCGCGCCGATTTTCCCGCGCAGCCCTTCAACCCGCGTGACGATGCCACTCAGGCCGCCCGACATCTGGTCGAACAGCTTGATGGTTACACCCAAGGTCATCATTGATGCGGACATGCTATGCTGATCCTATGAAACTCGTTAAATCGCTTCTCGTGTGGGCTGTGCTGATCGGTTTATTCGCCATCGGCTGGCGGGTTGTTGCCGCCGACGGCTGGCTGGCCGGCGGCGTTTTCCTGATCGGTGCAGTGCTGCTACTGGCGCTCTTTGGCGCTCTCTTCGATCTGATGTCCAGGCTCTTCAGGAATCGGCCGGGCGGTTAAGGCGCGACGCCTGGGTGTGCCAGAACAAGACTTCGTCCACATCCATTGCCCAGATTTCAGATGGTGGAAAGTGGAAAGTGTACGCGACGTCGCCGATCACTTCGTCCCAGTTACGGGGGACTCCCCCAAAAAACCGCTCACCACCTCAATCAGCTTTGGCATATCGCCAACGTCAATGCGATCGATGATGGCGGGCGTCAGCCCTGAAAGCGTGGCCGCAAAGTCGAGGATCATGTCAAACGGCTTGTCCATGCCCTTCAAGCCTCTGAAGTCACCGGCCTTCGGTCGGCGCAACTGCAACACCGAAAGCGTCGTTTCGCCGTAGGGGATCGGGTGCGACAGCGGAATATCAATCTTGGTGGCGTCCATTTATCGCTCCTCGCAGCTCATGCCTTCGAAGCGCAGTGCCACATCGCCCTTGTCCATCTCCAACGCCTTGGCGTTCCAGGCGTTACGCAAAACAAAACTGCGGCCGGAGTCCGTATCAAACGAAACCCCTACATCGACCATGTCGGCGAACTCGGAAAGAGACGTGTCGGCGCTATGGGAAATCGTGCATTCGATATACGGCACGGTTGGTTTTTCCTTATACCCAAGAACGCCACCATCGCCAAGCTCAGCAGTGCGCTCCAGGTTGCCGAAGCCCAGCTTGGCGCCTTCCTTTGACGCCAGCCGCTTGCCGGCGACCGTGATATACGCGCGTCCAGTCAGTTGTCCCATTGTTTATCTACCTCACAGAATGAATTGAACAGCGGCCGCGAAGACGTCGAACTGATTGACGACGTTGGGCGGAATGACCGCATTGACGCGGCACTCGTCGGCCTCGGAGCGGACAACCTTGATGTCGCGCTTGAAGCCGGCGAGATCTTCGAGCAGCCCGACGTATTCCAGCTGCGCGGCGGCCGCAATCAGGGTGTTGGTGATCAGCCGTGGCGTGGCGATCTTCTGTCCCGGCGCGATGCGGCCGAGAACGTCGTCACTGGCCAGCTTGTGCGCCGGGTAGTCGCGCGCTACCGCCGAGCGGAACACGTAGCGCATGTAGTCCACCGTCCACTTGGTGTTCAGCTTGAGCAACGACCGGTCATCCAGGCCGAAACTGTTGGTCTGGTAGGTGGTGACCACCTGTTCGACGATCGCTGCGCCGGACTCGTCGAAAATGATCGTGCTGATGCCGTCATGCAGTACCAGGTTGCGCTCTGTCTGGGTGAAGCGATCGGCCTCGGCCGGTGCCAGCACGTCAGGCAACGACAGGCCACGGAACGGAATCGCCGGGTCGTTGCCGCCGGAGAACTCGACGGCCGCTGCGGCCTGGGCGGCGATCACCCAGGGCAGCGAGGGCGACTTGTTGAGGCCGAATACCGTGCTGTGCGGGCTGTTGCGCGCGGAACCGAAGGTGGACAGCCCGGCGGCCGTCGCGCCCTTGAAGGTGAACACATGGCCGGCGCGCATGTCCATACCGCCCCAACGACTCTGCAGCTCGGTTTCCATCGCCACCAGGTTGGCAGTGTCTGCCCAGGGCATGACGATGCTGTAGTAGCCGCCGGTGCTCATGGCCGCGATGGCCGTCAGCACATCCGGATTGCCGGTGCCGGCGGCGCCCACCGTGGTCGCGATCGTGACGCCCTTGGGCATCGTCTCGCCGTCGTAGTAGTTCCAGCGCACGTCGATGCCGGCGCCCTCTGCACCCTTGTGACGCGACGTCAGCGTGACAACGCCGACGGCCGAGGTGGCGGTGACGGGCAGATCGAGATCCGCATTGACGGCAGCGGCGATCGCCGTGGCGATCAGCGTCGGCGTCTGTGCGGCCGTGATACCGACGGCGAGGCGCTTGCCACCGATGTACAGGTACGCGGTACCGGCCTCGGTCGGCGAGCCCGTCACGGTAATGGTCTGTGTTGCGGCCACGCCGGCCGGCAGATCATCCAGCGCCAGTGCCCACATCTCGGTGTAGGGATTGACCTTGACCGCTGCCGTGATCATCTGCGCCAGCATCGAGCCACGCCCGAAATAATTAACGCCGTCTTCCTTGCGGGTAACGCGGGTCAGCACGCCGGCCGGAATGATGCCAGTCGACAGCCGCTGGCCGATCATCAGGATCCGGCGCGGCATGCCTGGCAGACCGCGCACGGCCTTGGTGTGGTCGATCTCGATGTATTGACCAGGCACGCGCCAGTCAGTGGGGATCGTCATGAACGTAATGTTGTCGGGCATGGTTGGCTCCGGTGGTTAAAGGTGAGGCTGCTTACTTGGTCTTCTTGGCCGGGGCCGCTGGCGCAGGCTCAACGACGTCGGCGAGCGCATCGGCCTGGATTTCGCCGAGCGTGACATCGCCGTCGCGCTCGCGGCGCAACCAGTACGAATCGCGTTCGACGGTTTCACCGGCGGTATCGAGCGGCTTGCCGTTGGCGTGGCGAACCAGTACGCCGTCTTTCGGTACCGCGAAAATCTTGGGCATGGTGTTTACTCCTGTAGTGGAAGGGTGTCGGAAAGCTCGGGGGTCGAGCTGCTGTGGTCCGGCGGTTCGTCGAGCCACTTGTTGTGTTCGGCCGGTGCCTGGTGCGGGTCGATATCGAAATCGGCGTGGAAGGTCTTGAAGTCGGCCAGGTCATCGAGCGCGGCCGGCAGCGGCACATCCGCCGTGGCCTGGATCTGTACGACACCGGCGTAGACGCCCCTCTTGTATAGATCCTCGCTGCTGATCAGGTCGCACGAGTAGGCTTCGAACGCGATCGCATCCTCGGCGCTGTAGGCCACGGCCTGGCCGTCAACCAGAACCATCACGGCTTCCAGCATTTCATGCAACCCGATCTGCACGCCGTCGCCGTGCCGCGCCGCCTGGTGGCTGCGGCTGTTGCGCGCGATGCAGGCGATCCCGTACTTGGGCTGGACCATGCCGCCCTTGATCGGGAACGACCCCATGGCGACATAGACGGCTGGCGCATCATTGGCGAAGCGGCCGATCAGGCTGTCGCCTTCGAGATCCGGCAGCGAATCGACCCAGCGTAGACGTTTGCCCAGGGCGGAGTTCTTGATCAGGGCGACCAGGTTGGTTTCGAGTTCAGCCAGCACGCGACACCCCCGCGATGTGACGTTCGAAGACATCCAGGATGTCGCGACGATCGTCGTCATTAACGCCGAGGTAGGGGCGCGCCGGCATCGTCACGGCTTTGACGACGGCAAAACCGCCACCGGGCAAGGCGAACTTGAGCGCGCCGCCCTTGGCGCGGATGACTCCGCCGAACTGGTGGATGGCGGCATATTTCATTCCGACGCCCCACTCCGCAAAGTCGGTGCCCGCGCCAGCGCTGATCGATCCATCAAGATGACCATCTTTACGTAACGTCAAACCGCCGCTGAGCTGGGCGCGAAGGCTTGGCTTCCAGCGTTTTCCATCGGGGCCGGTTTCGGTTTTAAAACGCCGGCGCGTGGATAAAACACCCAATTCAGCAATGACCTTTAACGCCGGCTGGGCATTGCGCCCCAGGGCGATCAGGCGCTGCAGGCCGCCGAGTACTTCACGGTCATCAACACGCCCCCAGACGTCCATCACAGCCCCCGCTCGGCACGGCCGAAGACTTTGCCGGACGTGACAAACTCGACCGAGCCACCACCGGAAACGGGGGTTCCCGCCTGCGCTTCGGGGCCGAGCGACACCTTGCCGTTGGACACGTCGCGGAAATAGGCGATCGCGGCGTCGTAGCGCTTCTGCACGGTTTCGGTGGCGTGATCGTCGTACAGGTAATAGCGCGCGATATCAGCGGCCATGCGCTTGACGGCGGCCGGCGGGGTCGGCATCGGCGTGGCGTAACGCCCGGACAGGTAGCCGTCGACGGCGGATTCCGCGTCGACGATCGCCGTATCGATCGTGGCCAGCGCCGCGCCCACGGCATCGGCATCGGCGCTCGCCCAGGTAGCCAGATCCGCCCCGCCGATCGCCGAGGCGAGCAGCTCAGGCGTAACCAGGCGCGGCGTGCCGCGATCGGCGACCTGTGCCAGCTCCTCGGCGCCAAAGCGCGTCAAGAGATCGAGGGGGGCGATGTAGTTCACTGAGCCACCACGACGACGTCAAGCATCGGCTCTGCCAGCAGCGCCTTGACCTGGTCTTCGGTGAAGTCGTCAATGCTGACCGTTTCAGCCGTGCGGCTCCAGGGGCGACCGGAACGGCGGAAGCCGTCAATCCGTGAACTCACGATCAGCGACCTGACAACCGGCTCACTGGCTCCGGACGTGTCTGCCGTCGCGCCCCCAAAGGGGGAATCACTCGTCGTCTCGCTCGGAGTGGTGCCGGTAACAGCCGATTGAAGAGCAGCCTGGGGGGTGGATTGCTCCACCCCCGTTGCTGACACTTCAGCGGCAGTCTCCGACGTGGGCGCTGAAGTATCCTTTGGCGCAGCAGTCGCAGTTTTTGCAGTCGTCGCAGCGGTTTTAACGCTCGTCTTCCTGGGTGTTGCCTTGGTCTTGGTCGCCATTATTGCTCCTGGTGTTGGATCAAACGCTCAGTAAAGCCCCCTCACCGCGAGGGGGCTGTGGCTCAGGGTTCGATATTGATCAGCCGGCGCCTGTGCTGCCGGCGGAAAGCTGCCAGTAACCATAGAGGCCGGTGGCGCGTGCTTCGGCACCGAACTTGAACTCGGCACGGTTGAACACATCGTCGTTCTCGGAGCTGGTCTGCGAGACAAACACCGGCTTCTTGCGCATCTGCACGATGAACGGCTTGACCGATTGCTTCTTGGTCACGTGCAGGAAGTACGCGGTGGCGCTGGTCAGGCCGGGATTGACCTCGACCGTTGCCGTGCCCTTGTAGGGGTTTGGCGATTGATCCTGGAGCTTGTCCGATTCGCACAGAATCTTGGCGATGGACTCAAGCGCTGGCGGAACTTCGAGCGTGTCCGGCACCAGGCGCAGCGGCATGCCTTCTTCGTCCTTGAAGTTCATGATCGCCAGGCGCAGCGCACCGTAACTGGCAGCGGCTGCCGCCGGGGTAGCGGCTGACAGTGCCGCCGTGATCTTGTTGGAGACGCTGGCGCCGCCGACCGGGTGATCCGTGTCGTAGAAGTACTGGCCGTCGATCCCGTTCTGGACAAACGAATTGTTTTTCAGGTCATCCACAATGATGTCGTGCAGTTCGCCCGCTGATTCGCCGGCCTGCAACGATTGGGTGTTATAGAGGCCAAGCCGATCGTCCTCGATGTCATTGCGCTTGACGGCGATGGTCGCCTCCCAGTCCTCGTTGGCCTTGTAGTACTTCCCTGCTTCGAGGTTCTTGACCACCTTGTCACCCAACCACTTGCGCATGCGCGGGAAGCGGCTCAACCAGGCATAGTCTTCACCCGCGCCCGTGGAGGGAACCTCCATCGCGGTCTTTGACCAGTTGCCTGGCGCCGCCTTCAAGGCGTTGTTGAATATCGTCTTGAGGCCGGTGAAGATGCTCGACAACGTCCCTGCATTGACTAGCAGGCCGCCGAATACGAGATTCGACAGCATGCCCTGGTCGGCGTCCATCGCCAGGGTAAGGCCGGTACCACTCACTGGCGCCGGCAGGGCAAAGGCAGTCAGCGCGGCAAAAACGAGCGCGGCGCCAAGAAGTAAGGTTTTCTTCATGTGGATCTCCTGAAAATTAACGGGTATTGCGTTACGGCGTGGTGGGGCCCAGCGATCAGAACTCGACCCAGACGCCGTCTGCTTCGACGCCGATGACCTTGCCTGCGATGGATCGCGTGGCGCCGCCGGCCGTCTTGGCAACGGTCTGGTCATCGACCACGTAGCAGGTCTTGCCAAAGTCGGCCTGGACAACAAGGTCGGCGGCGTGATTGGCAAACTTGAACGCCTGCTTGCGACGTACCAGCACGGTCTTGGCGCCATCGGCCCCGCCGGTGTTGTCGACCAGGTTCTCGGCGCGGCCCAGCGCGGTCAGCGTCGTGGCCACGCTGCCCGGCGCAGCAAAACCGGTGGCGCTGGCAACGACCAGCGCGCCTCCGTAGATCTTGGCGTTGGCGGCAACCGGGACGGAAATCAGCTCTCCATCCTTCATCGGGGTATTGCGGTCTGTGGCTAAAGGCATGTTTTTCTCCTGTAAATGAGGGGCCGGTCTGGCTTACGCAGCCAGGGTCTTCTGGAACTCGGCCGGCGATACGCCGAGCAGCTCGCAGACTTGGGTCTGTTCCGCCGTGAGCGCGGCGACCCCCTCGCCATTTCCCTTGCCGCCGCTCTGCGTTTCGCCCGGCTTGACGACGACCGGCGCGACCTGTATCCAGGCAGACAACGAGGCGAGATCCTTCTTGCCGTGCTCGCGCGCCCACGCCTCTGTGGCCGGCGTGATCTTGCCGGCGGCTTTGCCGTCCTCGATCACCTTGTCAAGCTTGCCGTCATTGAGTTGCGCCGTGAGTGCTGCCACCTGGGTTTGCAGTCCCGAGTTCTCGCCCTGGAGCGCGGTCAGCGTAGCGATCGGCGCAAATTTGCTCGGATCGGGCGCGGTGACCTGCGCACTCAGCGCGGCGACGTTGGTTTTGAGCGCAGCAACAGCGGATAGCGCTTCTGCCTCGGTTGTTGCTTCCTGCAGGCCAAGGACGGCCAGCAGTTGTTTCAGAAGATCCATGGTTGTCTCCGTTGGGTTGATCGGGGGTAAAAGGTATTCAGCCGCCAGCGACGCCAGATCGGTCAGGCCATCAAGGCCGGGATCGTTGGTGAGGGCGGCATGCAGCAGCTTGTCGACGCGGCCGCTGACCGGGTCGTAGGAAAAGACGGGGGAGATGAAGCGGTAGGCGAGGCTGGCGATGTCCTGCGCGGCCTGTGATGTCCATTCGACGCCGATCGCGTACAGACCATCCCCCGGGCGCCATTCAAGATCCTTGAACCACCCGGCAGCCGGAGCGCGACTCCCCGCCTGCTTGGCGTGCAGCGTGGCGTGTTCATAGTCGATGACGCGCTTGGAAGCGCGGGCGCTGGCGTCAGCAACCAGGCGCCCACCGTCGGCGTCGGTACAGACCCAGGCAGCGCAACTAACCGGGCGACCGCTACCATCGCTGGAGCGGAACTCGCCGGCCGGAATCAGGCGGATGTCGACCGGCACCTTGTCGAGACTCAGTTCAACACCGAGTGCGGCGATGGCCAGGGCGATATGTGCGGGGCGGTTTCGTTTCATGCCCCCATGGTGCATGTCAATCAAAACGCTTTCATCTAAAGGGCTTTAGAACCGTTCCAGTAAAACCCTTGCGCGATATTTGGCACTGGCGTAGGATCGCCGGTACTGAATATGTGGCGGAAGCGCAACCGATCATGCGCCCACGCTGCCAGCCTTCGCGCTGGCATTGTTGTCTCTGTAGCATTGATATGGTCGGGTCGAGAGCGCCGAATACAACACCCGCAAGGGGAATGAGCGCCGGGCTACCACATAGCCCAGTTGAGACCCGACCGCCCGCACCGGCTACTAACCGGCGCGGTCTCTTAACTTAATATGTGGAGGCCATCATGGCTTGCGTAATACCCTTCCCGACTCGCCGACCGGCGAAATCACCAACGGATAAGCACGAGCAATACGCGTTTCTCAAAGACTATGCCAAAGCCTACTTTGCGATTGAACGCGCAAAAGAAGAGAGCGTTTCCCCAACGGACATCTACGTCCCACCCGAAACCGAAATACTCAAGCTGTTGCGGCGTATTGACCGTCGCCTGTCTAAACTAGCGGTTGCATAGGAGAAGATCATGGCTGAACGAATCACTTGCCTTTCAATCGAAACCCTGTTCGACGGTAACCACAACCACCCAGACATTCCCCGATTCATCGAAGAGTTCTCCAATGCCCTCTATACGGGCGACGGAAAGATGCCGCAGATGCTCGACAAGTTGAATATCGGCCCGAGTTTTCCTGTTCGACTATTAGTCGGCATCCCTCAAAAAGAGCTAACCAGAGCGCAACGACTTGTTGCCGAGACGTATTGTTCAACAATATTCGGACGCATAATTGGCGACATCAAAGGCCTGTGGACTTACCGAGCAGGCTGGTCACCCACAAATAAAAACCGTAAGCCAGCCTTGTTACTGGAGAGCACTCTCGATGTTGACTACATGCTTTCCCTCGGCATCACCAAGTCGATCTGGTGCAACGATATTTTATTTGCGCCAACTGCGTTTAACCCTCAGAGCAAACCCAAATCGTCTACGCTCGTACGTTACATGCTCGCACTGGCGGCCTTCGGTTTTCCTGACCCGTACCAGTTTTTCACGTACTGCGCCGATCAGGAGTAGTAAAACAAACCCCGATTAACGCGCGCCACTGAACGAACGGGGGGTGGGTGATACGCTGGCCTAAGCCAACGGCGGATTTTTCAATACAGCGCGATTATGCGGATTCAGCCCCGGCCACGTGCCGGGGTTTGTTTTTAGATCTGACAATCACCTATACTGATGGTGCTGCGACTGGTGCGAGGTTCAGGAAAAGCGTCGTCTGATATCAATGCATTCAGCCTTGGTCATGTGGGAGAGCCTGGTTTGACCAGGAGGGCGTCCCACCCGCCAGTTACAGCGACCCCTCTAGCAGCGTGAAACGCGGCCCGCGCAGATTGCTCACCGGCACGAACTGCCCGCTGCGCACGGCGTTGGTGAAGGCTTCGCCTTTGAGCCTGAAGTTCGGCCGTACGACTACGCGCACGTAACGCCCCCCTTCCTTCCATACGTAGAGCAGCGCTTCCTTGCCCGGCGTGTTGTCGTAGAGGACTGCCGCCGGTGCCGTCAACTTCTCCGGCAAGGCATAGACCCATTCGCGACCAACGGCCTTGTGCGCCTTGCGGTCCTCGGCAAATAGATGCGTAATCTCGCGCTGGTCGACGGACAGGCCGGCGCTGGCCAGCGTGACGCCTTTGGTTTCCAGCGCGGTCACCGTCGTCGGCGATAGCGCGCCGATCGCCCGGCGCCCACCCAGCCCCTTGGCGCCGCCGGCTTCGACGGCATTGACCCAGGCGGTGTAGCTCTGCATGAGCAAAGGCATCGAGGTCGGCGCGGCGCTCTTGAAGACCTGGGCGCCGATGTTGGCCGGGGCGCGCTCCACCTTGTCGGCGAGCATCTGGCCGAGGCTGGCCAGGCGGCCGCCCGGCGGGTAGTGGAAGGACGGATCGACGCCGGCCGGCACCTGCTGTGTCTCGCCCGTACGCTTGTTGGTGTGGGTGACCAGGCGATCGGCCGGCGCCTCGCTGACGGTCAGCCCCATGCGCTCCAGCTGACGCTGGCCGAGCTGGACGGCGCGGCATTTGCAGCCGTACGCCTTGATCGGGTAATGCGTCGGCCACCACGGATCATCGACACGCAAGACCAGGCCATCCCATGCCTTGTGTTCCTTGCGCTCGTGCGCGCTCGGCGTGTGGTCGTACATCAGGTAGGGCAAGGCGTCCTTGACCTCCTGGATGCGCGCCCACTGGCCTTCGGCGTGTGCCGTGCGCAGGTTGGTGTCGTAGATGACCTTGAGCCGGCGCGGGCTGCCCAGCTGTACGTCCTTCATTTCGCCGGTGACCGGATCGGCCATCGTGGCCTTGCCCCACCAGCCGCGCTGCACCAGGTTTGGCTTGAGGTTGGCGGTGAAGTCGGCGAGCGTGGTGCCGAGTTCCAGCGCCTGGTCGACCTGCTCGCGGATGTCCTCGAGGAGGTCGATCTGCATGGCCTTGGCTACGGTGAACGCGGCCTGGTGTTGCTGCTGCCAGACGTCCTGGTGGTCGAAGCCGATGCGATAGCCCTTCTGCCGGAAGAACTCGACGGCCGCTTCGGGGGCGCGGTTGAAGGCCGCGCGCAGCATGTCGGCGGTGGCCATGCCTTAGCCGGTTTTGCCCGGAATGGCCCGGCCGTCCAGGTAGGCGGCGAACAGGCCGCGCGCCAGCAGATCGGCGACGGCACTGGCGTCCATCTGGGCGATGGCTTCAGGCAGGCGATTGCGGAATTCTTCGAGGGAGGTGCATTCTTCGGCCAGGCGGCTGATCGGGGTGGTCAGCGGCTCCAGGGTCGGCTCCCACTCGTCGGCCATCAGATCGGTCAGGTCGTCAAAGGCGTCGCGTGCAGCTGCCGTACGTTCGGCGGACAGGGCGGCCAGGTTGGCCTTCGGATCCGCTGGCGTTTGCTTGCCCGGCTCCGGACGCAGTTCGGGGTTCAGCACGTTGGCCGGTGCGGAGACGACAAGCACCGGGTCTTTGTCCTCGCCCTGGGGGATGCGCAGCTTTTCATGCGCCCATTCCGTTTTGATGCGCATGCCGACGCCAACCAGCTTGGGCAGCGCATCGGCAAAGAGCTTGATGTCCTCAGCTTCGCCCGTGTCGAACACCAGGCGCGGGCAGCGGCGCAGGCCGTCTATGTTGCCACGATTCAGCGCGATGAGCGGATAGAGCAGATCCCGTGTAATGGTGCCGGCGACCTCGCGGGCATCGGCTTCCAGGATGTCGCGGCGCACTTCACGGTGCAGATCCGCGTTGCCGGAGCCGAGTCCGCTCGACTTCGATTCGGCGCTCATTGTCTGGCCGAGTATGGCCTTGGATTCGGAACGCTCGGCCCAATCGACCATTGCCAGGTGTGGCGTCGAGTCGCCGCCGCCAACGATCTTCTCGACCTCCAACTCCATATCGGCCGGCATGATCGCCCTGGCGTCGTGGCCGAGGGCCGTGACGGCACGCATCAGGCTGGCCTTTTCTTCCGGACTGGCGCCCGCGAAGTACTTGCCGATGATGATCGGCAGGCCGAAGGTTTCCAGAAACTCGGCAAAGTCGCCGATGGCGTAACATTTGTAGAGGAACGGCCAGGACAGGACGCGATGCAGGCCCATCCGTGCCGCATAGCCCGTCTTGGCCTTGCCGTGGGTATGGAAGACCCAGCCAAACGAGGCCAGCGCCGCGCCGTCGACGCTCATGTCGCGCAGCCGGATCTCGCGGCGATTCCTGTCCAGCTGGAACCACTCCTGCGGACGCGGGTTGAAGGCCGGCAGCAGTTCGCCGCCTTCCTGGCGCCACTCCAGTTCGACCGGTGCGAAGCCGTGCCCGACGCCATCCATCAATGCAAGGATCAAATCTTCGATGGGATCGACCGCGTCGGTTAGTACTTCGGTCAGCCATTCGGTGTGCGCCTTCTCGGCCGCCGTGGCGTTACGCGGCGGAACGATGCTCCAGTCGAGGGTCAGCGGGGCATTCTTACGCTTTTGCATCTCGGCCGACAGGTGCGCATCGCGCTCCTCCATGTCCGAGAACAGCCGGTGCTGCGCCATCAGATCGCCATTGTCGGCCGCGCGCAGTGTCGCGGCGAGCCGTGACGGCGTTAATCCGTCCAGGTTGCTGACCAGGTATTCGTTCTGCAGGCTGGCTACGCGGGAGGTCTGCGGTTCCTTGAGCACGCCCTTGTCAATGGGGTTGCCGTGTTGGTCAACGATCTTGCTCACATCATTCTCCTGGATTCGCCGTAGTTATCGTCGTCGCGGCCCGTGCTTTGCCGTGGGATGGATTGAAAGCCGTTGGACCCGGACGATGACCCGCCATAACGCACAGCCACATCCCACAGGACATAGAGCGCGCAAAGCCCGTCGTAGTCGTGGTTGCCCTGCTTTTCCGGCCAGCTGTCGAGTTCGGCCAGCAGCAAAGTAAGCGACGGATCGAACAGGATGCGCGGCGACATGGCATCCGTGATAAAGGGTTCCATACCGTCAATGCGCACTTCCCGTTCGATGGTGGCGGGCAGACCGATCAGCGGCAACTGTATGCCGGCCTTCAGGGCTGCCGTGACAAAGGTCTGGCGGCTGTGCTCGTAGGCGTTGTTGTTCTCAAAGCCGATGCGCAGGCAATGGAAATCACGCTGGAACTGGATCAGGTCGGCTTCCAGCTTGGACGGCACGCGGCGCTTGATGCGCGCCTCGACCACATGCAGCTGGGCTCTCTCGCGATCCCAGGCGCCGGCGATCAGGGCTGACGGGTGCGATTTCTCGCCCTTGCCCATCGACGGATCGACGCCGCCGAGCATGACCCAGCGGTCGAGTCGATGAATCGAGAAGGTGATCGGCGCAAATACCTTATCTTCGTCACTCCTCGGCTCGCCCTGCATTTCGGTACCGAAGGCGCGGGCGTTCTTGGCGCGCTGGCGCATCAGCCAGTACAGGCTGCGCACGGTCGGCCACGAGATCTCGGCGCCGGCGTCCATGTCGGCCTGGTACTCCTGGTAGAACAGGTATGACGGCAACTCGTGCTCTTCGAGAACCTCGCCATATTTGGCGGCGTCTTCCTCCGCAGGCTTGTCGTCGTTGAGCATGATCTCCTGGCAGCGTTCCCAGAGATCCATGTGATCTGGCAGGCGCTCGATGGCGCGGAAGTGATGCACCAGGTGGCCGATGGCCTTCTTGGCGCGGCTGATCGGGTCATCCTTGTTGAGGATGGTGCCGACGCCGACGAACTTGACAGTGCCGTCTGGCGGGCCAAGGAAGTCGACGGCCTTCTCCAACCAGTCCCAGCGGTTCTCGCGCTCGGTCGGGCTCTTGGCTTCCTTGTCGGTGATCAGATCGTCGCCCAGGAGCAGCTTGGGGCGGCTGGCGCCGTGGAAGGTGCCACGGATGGCCTGCTCGGCGCCGAAGGCTTCCATCTTGACGCCGGCCTTGGTGGTGAACTCGCCGATTTTCCAGTTCTTGGTCGAACCGCAGGCTTCCGGGAAGTCCAGCGCCAGCGCCGCGTTAAAACACAGTTCGACTTTAACGACTTCGAGCAGCTTGGTCGGCAGTTTGGTTTCCGCGCCGAGCATGGTGATGTAGTCGATGAAGTACGGCAGCGGCTTGTCGGCTGGCCAGCCGATTTCATGGCGGATGCTTTCCTTCTGCAGCAGCGCGCGAACCGCACACCACACCGGGCCGACCTTGGTGGTTAGTGAGGATTTGGCCTCGCCTCGAGGCGCGATCCACCATTCCTTGGCACCGGACGGCTTGTCCAGGAGCTGCGGGTAGCGCTCGAAAAAATGGCGGTGGAAGTTCGATGCCGGCGGCCGGATGTGGTGCGGCAGGTAGGTGTAAGCGAAGAACTCGAAGTCACAGTCCAACAGCACGCGGCGACGACGCGCCAGGCGTGCAGCCGGCGACGGATCAAGGCCGACCGACCGCGCCTCGGCTTCGGCACGGGCGGAACGGGCGATCTCCTCGAGTTCTTCGAGGAAGGATTTCTCGGTGGTTTGGTTAGCGGCCATCTTGTTCGACCACCACCAGGGCTAAAGCAATTAAGGCAACCGCCCCGAACTCGACCAACACTTCACGCAGTCGATCCGCACATGCCTCGGCCTTCAAGCGGTCAGGCTCCGGCAGCTCGGCAATAACCCCCTTGATAACAAGGCGTTCCATCTCGCTAGCCATACGCCCTCGCCAGTTCCTGCCCGAACGGGCTGAGCAACTCGCCGAAGGTTCCGGAGTGCTGCGGGTAGTTCTCGCGGATGAAGGCGTCCAGGCGCTTGAGCACGTCCATGGCCACGGCCAGCTTGTCGGCCTCGGGCATCATCGACTTGCCGGCGGCTTTGAGCTTGGAGACGGTATCGCCCAGGGTAGCCATTGCCTTGACGGCCTCGCTTGGGTTCTCCATCGATTCCAGGCTGTCCAGCAGCGCCTCGCAACGCATCAGACCGGCCGCGATGATGCGCCCCATGGCCTGCTCGATGCCGCCACCGGCCACGATCAGCGAGGCGGCGCGGAACTTGTCCCAGTCGTCGCCGTCCTTGCGCGCCGCGATGAACCAGTTGCGGGCCGTGGCGTACGGCACCCCGACCTTGTCGGCAGCGGCTTCCAGCGGCAGACCGCCGATGTAGGCGGTACGCAGCTCCATGCGCTTTTCCGGGGGGTGAGCCATCAGAACAGCTCTCGCAGCTTGGCGACGTGCTCGCGGCCCTCGACCGTGATCTGTGCCAGGTCGCCATTGATGCGCACGGCGCCGACGTCGGCCAGCACGCGCAGATCGGCGCGCACCCGGTCCATCGTGACGGCGATGCCGTGCGTTGTCTCCAGTTCGTCGCGCAGCTCGCGCGTGACGCCATGCCCGTAGAACGCTACCGTTGCCAGCAGCGAGTTCCGGCGTTTCTTGTCGTCGTCGTTCACTTCATTCCCTTTTCGGTGATTTGTTTGAGGATCAAGCGCAAGGTGTCCGTTTGCCCACGGTTCTCGCCGACCAGCTGGTTGACGGTGGCCGCCAGCTTATTAACGGATTCATAAACCTTCGCCAGGTCTTCATTGGTCGGTGCGCTCTTGATGGCTTCTTCCAGCCGGGACAGTCGCTCGCCATGCTTGTGCGGGAGATCGCTGCGCCAGAGGAGGAACTCGCGTTCCAGGGCGAGCAGCTGCGCCCGGTTGATCTTTTCATCCTCCATGTGCTTGTCGAGCGCCTGGCGAAACAGCTTTGATCCTTCGGTGCGCGCCTCGTCCTGCGCCTCGAAGCGCTGATCAAGCCCTTTCTGCCACTGAGCGCCGAGCAGCTTCCCGGCGGCAAACGCGGCCCCGAAGAAGGAGAGCAGCAGCCCGACGCCAAAGGTGAGCAGCTGCCATAATTCAACTTGAATGTTCATATCAATGTCTTTCTGATCTAAATGACACGGCTCTTTGCGACGACGATCACGCCCTCGGCCGCGCCGGTATTGGGCGCGGTCAGTTCCCATCGGTAGGCCCACTGGCCGGCGGCGGGCAGGACGATATCGGCGTGGAATTGCCCCAGACCGTCGCGCATAACATCGGCGTCGACGCCGTAGGTCAGCGTTGTGACGGCGCCGCCGGGCGCCTTGACCTTGAGCTTGAGGGTGCCGGGATCGGCGGTGGCGCCGTCGATATCGGCCACGCGCAGGCTGATGCGCGCGGCTTCGCCGACGAGGTAGGCATCAGGCATGCTGGACTCCATGTGTCAGGGTGGTCAGGCGCCGGTGCGCCGTGCTGGCGCGGGTCAGGCGCTCGCTGGAATTTGTGATCGAGGTCAGGCGCCGGACGGTTGCGCTGAGGCGGTAGTTCACGCCAGGCGCGTCAATCGGTTGCGTGCTCAACGTACCGCTTGCCGCGCTGATCACGGCGACGTCGCCCGCGAGCAGGATCCGCGTGGTCAGCGCGCCGGTGGCGATCGCGGTGGCCAATGCGGCCGCCGTGAGCGGAATGCTGGTGGTGAGTACTCCGCTGACGCCGGCCTGCACGGCGGCTGAACCGGATAGCCTGATGCTGGTGGTGAGCGTGGCCACCACGGCGGTCTGTGTGTGAGCGTCGCCGGCCAGGCCGCCCGGGTCGGCCGCGAGCGTGCCGCTGGCCGTCGTCTCGGTCTGTGCGTTGGCGGCCAGCAGAATGGCCGAGGACAGCCCGGCCGAGGCGGCGACCTGGGCGAGCGCGGCGCCATCCAGGCGGATCTGCGCCGAGAGGTTGCCGGCCGCCAGCACCTGGGCCAGCGCGGCAGCAGTGAGCGGGATTTCGGTCAGCAGCTGGCCGGAGGCGGAGGCCACAGATACCGCCGAGCCGACCAGCGGGATCTGTGTCGAGAGCGCGCCGCTCGCGGAAGTCACCGCAAGTGCTGCGCCTTCCAGCTCAGCCCGCAGGGTCAGCGTGCCTGTAACGGTGGTTTGTGCCTGGGCGTTGGCGGCCAACTCGGCGCCAGCGGGGACGCCCGATGAATCAAGGATGAACGGAATCGGCTGCGGGGTGAATATCTGCCAGGGGTTTTGCGACAACGACCGAACCTCGGCGGGTTCAAGGTCAGTCGAAAACGCGAGAAAAAGAGCAATTCCAGAAACACTCTGCGCCGCGCCGAGAACAGATCCCGCTGTTGAATGCGTGCGGTTGCTAACCACCGTCTGCGCTGTCCCTGATGTCCTTACGACCTCGCGTCCATCGACAAACACGCGGCCAAAACCGGAGTTCTTATCTTTATTCCAGACGCCACAAATTGTGCGGGGTGCGCCAACAAGGGATAAAGGAGATTGGGCATCAAATACCTTGTTGCGTTCACCCCACCCTGCGCCATGAATCGTCCAGCCCAGTTCTGCATTCGAGTACTCGCCAGACCAAGAATCCCCTGACGTATCTCCGGCGATCCATGCTCCGTACATTTTGGGCACCGTGCATTCTTGAATAAATAGCTCTGTGCGAGCATTCAAAATGAGCCGCGGGAAGTAAATCGGAGAGCTACGTGTACCTGCCGTTGCTTGGCTTGCGAGTATTCCGCTGCGCCCAAGGGTTATTTTTGTATCAGCCGGGATTGCACGCGCACCATTAAGCACATCGCCAAAACCGCCGACATAGGCACAGTACAACCCCCTCGCTAGCCAATAGGGAGCGACTGGCCCTAATGATTTGGGCTGACGGGCCTGTTCAGCCTCCGGCCACAAAAAAGGGGAGAGGTCAAATGCACTCACGAATTACGACCCCGGCGACCAGCATTGCGCGGTGAGGGTGCAGGCTGTCAGCGATACAGCCGTGCCGTTGTTGAACAGCCAGTAGTCAGCGTCCGGCGAAAGCGCGACGGCGTTGATACCCATGACCCAGCCTGTAAGTGCGTTACTGGTGGTCGGCATTGGTGAGAACGTGCCGACCGGCGTGCCCAGCAGCGTCGCAGACGGTGTCGGCCCCTGATTTCCGGCCATGTCGCGGTCGACGCGCACGAGCTGCAGGACGCCGGTAACCGGGGCTGATGCGAACGTGACGCCCGTCAGCCGAAAATCAGCCAGCAGCGCGCCAAGGTGGTCAGACCCTGCCACGCCTGGATTGAGTCGGATGGCATCGGCGGCATTGGCATACGCGTTGTTGGCGACCGCATTGGCAAACGCCCGGGAGACCGCTGAACCGATAGCGTTGCGCAGTATCGTGGTCATCAATAACCTCCGGCGTTGAGGGCGTCGGACACGTCGCCGACCGATACGGGGGTTGGCACGGATGCCAAGGCTTTCAATGCCAGCGCATGTGCGACCGAGATGGTTCCGACCTCGGCCAGAGCGTCCAGGGTCAAGCGCACGAGCTGCGAATCGACGCGCAGACGCCCTTGTTCCAGCAGCGGCTGAACGTGGCGATACGTCGCATTACTGCTCAGTTCATCGAGCAACGCATTCCCGGCATCGAGGCCGATCGTCTCCAGGATCGTGCCGTTGCCGATCTCGGTCGGTACCAGCCGGGTTTTACCGACAGAGAGTAGTCGTGCGATCTCGGCGTCGTCGCGAGCAGCGACGAGCGCCGGATCGAGTTTGAGGATGTCGGCGAGGAGGCTCATGCTCAGTTGTCGATCTGGATGGTCAGGGCGCCGGCATTGAAGACGGGGGCCGCGTCGCCGTTGTTGATCGTTTTGGGTGTCGTGAGCGCCTGGTAGATCAGGGCATTGCCACCGCTCGATGCATCCCAGAGGCGGAAGCCGACGACCGACCCCCAGTCTGCCGTTGGCACGGGGAAGGTAATGCTGGCGTTGTTGCTGGTGGTTCCTCCCGTTCCAGAGCTGGCGGCCGTTGTACCGGCTCCCTGCGAACCAGCCCAGTTAACCAGGCTTGCCGGCACAGCAACGCGGGCATAGGAACCGCCAGAGACTTCAGTTCCACCCCCCGCTTCATTGCCGACGACAGTATCGAGTCCGATGTAGAGCGTGGCCGGCGGGGTATAAGCCTGAGCGCGCAGCAGCAGATCAAGCAGCTTGTTTTCGAAGTAGTTGGTAAGGGCGCCCATCGTGATTTCCTTTCGATAATTGAATTCAAGCCCGAACCTGCAGCCGTGGCGGGACCGCCAGTGCGGCCGCGACGTCGTCAGGCGCGGGGATGGAGGGTAAATAACGCGGGCGCCAGCCGGCCTGCAGCCACAGCGTGGCCGAGAGGGCGGAACAGAACTT